ATCTGTCCGTCCGTGCCAACGTCATCCAAGACATAATCGACATTGTCGAGCGGCTCGTTCGCGACCGCGACGGTGCTGTTCTGCTTGTACTGGTTGATGCCAGAGCCGGCATTGTCGGTCCCGTCCGCGAGGCGATACTTGCCCCACATGCCATTTGAGTCGCCCGCAAGCCCGATGATCAGCGATGGCATTAAGCACCAATCGCTGTGCGGTAGGCGTCAAGGGCGTTGAACAAATCCGCCACCTCGTTGGCGTTCAGGCCGCCGCCGCAACCAGCGAACAAAATTTGGCGCGTCGTGAAGTTTGCAGAGACGTTGCCGCCACAAATCCGCATCACCTGATCGGAGCGTCCGGCGGATGTTGATGTTTGCGTGCCAAGGTTGGTGGTGTTTCGATAAACGTCATAGCCGGTTGAAGCGGTGCGGGTCAGACAGAAGAACCCGGCCGCAGACGTTGGCGCAAAGGCGTTGAAACCAGTGGAGCCGTTTAGACCATGGCTGACGTTATCAACCGATAGATTCCAAGGATTGATATAGGCAACGGCAGGGGCGTCGGATGTAGCCGCACCAATTGCAGCCGCGCTGTTCGACCTTGAATTAGTTCGCGACCACACGAACAGACAAGCCGAGTTCTGCGTGAAGGTCGAGCCGTTCGTCGATGGTGTATATCCAGTGTCGAGATAGCTGGTCGTGCCATTGCCGGCGAAGCCTTGGTCTGCCGTAAACGTCGGGGAGTTAACCTCGGTACAGGTGAACGTGCCGGGATTTATCCAATTTATTCTACCTGCTTGGTTTGTTGCAGCACCTTCGGCGTATAGCAGGTCAAGCTTGGCAAATACATTCGACCCAGATAGCGCCCCGGTCTTGAGCGCCAGAACCGCCGTGTTGATGACGCCCTTCCGGGTATCGTCCGGCGGGGTCGTAAACGCCGCGAAGATGGTCTCGGATTCAGTTTCGTAGCCGGTCGTAGCGACCGTGAACGACCATGCTGTGGTCGATGCCTGTGCCGCAATATTGTTGCCAGCAATATCCGTGATGAAGCCGGCATCCCAAATGCCGTACACCTCAAAGCCAGAGGTGATGTTCGTCGTCAGATGAAGGTGCACTTCATCGTCGTTCAAGACCTCAAGCTGTCCGGCCCCACTGCCCTCATCCACCGCCACGTCCCAGCTATCGACCGTCGAGTTGTCTGAGGTTTTCTTGAGCGTGACCGTTCCAGCGGCGCCCAAAGCAACAGCCTCAGAGCACGTCAGCACCAATGTCACATTGGCCGCAACATCGGTTGCGTTGTCGGCCGGGAAGTACGTCGAGACGGTCGGAACATGCGTGTTGATGGTGATGACCAGCGCACTCGACGCCACACTGATATGGCCATCGCGACTGTGCTTGGCTGTTAGGCTGTAGATTCCATTAGTTAGTACAGAGAGCCCAAGCGGAATCGTTGATACGCCTGTGGCCTGCCCCGCCGTGAGCACAACGGTTTGGAATAGCACGCCATCGATATAAAAAAGAACTCCGTCATCCTCCAACGGGATGACAGCGAACGTCACATCGATGGTTGGCGTCGTGTCGTTGGTTTCGTTGTCTGTTGACGACGGGCCGCTGTCAGACGCGGCAATCATGTCCAGCAGCGTTGGAGCCGGCGGGGCTAGTGGGTCGGAGCCGCCGCCACCCCATACCGCAATCGATGCAGGCTCAAGGCGAAGCCTGAGCATCAAATCTTCCCAATCAATATCAACGCGCGATCGGCGGCCTGGTTGACCGGCGAGCCGGAAGTACCCGATCGAATCTTGAGATGGTTGATGCCGACAAACTTGGCTGGGTCGAGCGCGATATAGCGTGAGGCTGCCGCCGCGCTGGCGGTCACCTCTGCCGCCATGTCAAACAACGGCGAGAACGTGATTCCATCGTCGTGGCTGACAGCAAAACTCAGATCGGCTGCCGTCCACGCACCCGGCAGAACGATACCGATCGGCACCAGAGCGCCGATGGCGACCTGGTCCGATAACGATTGGCCAGACGCGATGGTGGTCGCAAAGCTTTTTTGCGTGATGGAATCGTGCATGTCGTCTCCCGGAGATTGTGTGTTCGTGTGGCCGGGGCGCCCCGGCCACACCATTTTGGGAATGAATGATTTATGGACTGCCGTTATCAGCTATCCACTGCCGGGATCACAAAACCGGTCGCGCCGACCACACCGGACACCCGGTTCTCGAACGGGAACAGTCCGACCGTGGTGGTGAACAGTTTGTCGCCAGTGGTTACCAGCGTGCCGGTATAGTTGCGTCCGACCGTGCCGGTGGACAAAGCGCCGACGTTGAGCAGCGTGCCGCCGGCGGTGACCGCCGTCTGCTTGGTAACGGTGACATTGTCCCAACAATCGAGATTGGTGCATGCGCCCGTGGTCTGCGTGAGCAGCGCCGCGGCGTCAGCCGTTCGTTCCAGCGTCACGCGGTTGCGTCGCAGGATCACGCCGTTGATCGCATCGGCAATCAGCGCGAACGAGTTGACCGAGGTGGTGCCGAGGCCCCTCCAGATATTGTCTTGCAGGTTCAGCCGGTCGGTCGTATTTGCGGCGCCGGTGCCCTTCACGATGTTTAGGAAGTTGAGGATGCCGGACGTATCGCGGAATTCGCAATTACGAACCGCGAATGCCTTGGCGGTCGAGAGCGTGAAGCATGCGGCGATCGATAGGAAGTTCGCGACAAAGACCGTGTTCTGGAAGCTGTTGCTCGCCGCCGACACCGCGATCGACGCGGTATTCGCGGTGTCGAGTGTGATCGCCGGGCGCGCGTCGCCATCGCCCAAACCGATGATTTGAACGTCGGCCTTGGTGCAAGACAGTGACGTCGTCGCGTGCGAAATATTCTCGGCATGGCCCGGCATCAGATAGATGCGATCGCCCTTGCCTGCCGTGCAGAGTGCGTAAGCCTGCGCGATGGTCGCGGCTGGCGCATCAGGATTATGACCACCGCTGCTGCTGCCGGTCACTGAGTCGACGAAGAACATGCTGCCTGTCGTGAGAGATTCATTGACGACGGAAAACATGCCGCCGGATTGCTTGCGGACGAACAGTTCGGTCTTGGCCATTGCTGGGTTTCCTTTTCAGTTTCCAGTGTGAGGCGTCAAAAGGACGTGCCGGGACAGCGCCGCTGCCGTCCCGGCTTTCATGGAAAGCAAGAACGCAAGAACTATCTAGCGTCAGTCGACCACATGAGACGGCGGCGCATCGCCGGCGTAACGCGGCTCGACATAGGCGGTGACCGACATGAGGTTCGTCGCCTGCGAGGAGTCCGCCGCAGTGACGTAGACGCAAGGTTTGCCGGCGGTGAGTTTGACCGGGTCAACCTGGAACACGATCTGCTTGCTCTTGACGTCGTTGGTGACGGTGACCGCCGCCGCATCCGTGCCGCGCGTGAGCGCGTCAGACGCCGCACAATCCTCATTGAGCCAGTTCGGCACCGAAGGACCGGCCGCGGTAGAGCCGAGTGCGATCGTACTCGATTGCCGCAACGAGATCGCCGTGGCGTGGCCGACTGCCTGCTTGAGTTCGACGACGACATAGACCCTGAGCGCGTTTTTGGTGTTGACGGCGCGAGACGCGGCGCCGGTATTGGTGGTGGTGGGAGCGAGCAATTGAACCGATGCCAGCCCCTGCGGGATACCCATGATGTTCTCCATTTGAGATGTCGGGACGGCGTGTCCCGGAGATGTTGCAGTGGAATAACGGCGGCCGGATCAGGCCGCCGCCGGGGATGGCATCACGCGCGGACCGCGAGCGTGACGAAGGTCGATTGCGTCGCAGTGCCTTTGAACGGCGTGATCGGCTTGTCATCGACCGGCTGGCCGTCGACCCGGTAGATGAACCGGAATGCCTGCTCGTCGGTCAGGAACGCGACATGGATCGACGTGGCGTACTGGATATCGCCCTTGTCGATCATGACGTACTGCGTCGGGTCGGCGAGCACGATGTCGCCTTCGGTGCCGACCGTGTTACAGTATTCGATCGGCAGAACCGGACGCCCGAGCAACGTTCCAAACGGCGATTGCGACATGCCGCCCGGCGGCAGGTACACCGGGACGCCGCCCGTACCGATGACGTGGGACAGGCTGTTGAGTTGCGGGAAACAATCCGAGTTGATCCACCATTCCGAAGTCGGGATCGACGCCGGCCGCAACCGCGACCACATCTTGTCGATGTTTTCCTTGACGATGGTCCGTGCCGCCTGCCCGGTTTCCTTGGCGACCGCCACCTTGCAGTTGGCATTCATGAAGCCGAGCATGGCATTCGAACTCGTGCCGCCACCCTCGAACATATCGTCGTCGAGCATGAACGCCAGCTCGTCGGGATAGGCCTGCGAGATCACGGAAGCGAACGCCGTGGTGTCCTGCAAGAGCTCACTCGTTGCATAGCAGAGCCCGGCGTACTTCTTGAGTTCCAGGTTCATCTGCCGGAACTTCGGCCGCGATGGTGTCAAGGATTCACCCTCGCCGATACGATACATCTGGATGCCGCCCCAGCGCGAGCCGGTTGCGCGGCTGTCGTCCTTGAGCGCATTGATCTTGAGTCCGTTGGCCTTGGCGGAAATCGGAATGCGCCGCGCCCTTCCGGCGATACGCGAGACTTCGAACGTCCGCCGCATCAACCCGTCAAACAAGTCCTTTTCGACCAGAAAACGTCCATCGGCGTCGACGGATTCGTTGCCGCCGGTTGAGGCTTCGATCAGCAGCGGGTCGACGCCGCGGCCCTGGTAAGCCCGCGCCACCGATGTCAGCATGTCGGCAAACGCCGCATGCTGCGCCTGACTGAACACCTGGCCCTTCTCGACGACGTGAGCGCTCTCCGGCAGATGGCGATATTTCGCCATGAAGCTCTTGACATTGACGGGATCGAGATTTTCCGACTCCATCGTGCCAATGGCCTTGTCGCCCTTGAGCTTGTTCAACCGCTCGGCATTGTTGAGTTCGGCATCGAGCCGATCGACTTCCTTGCCGGCGGCATCAAAACGATCCTGCCGATCTTCGGATGCCTCTTCGGCAAGAATTGCTTCCATCTTGTCATACGCCTTCGCGCGATTCTGTCGAAGGCTCACGATATCAAGGGCCATTGGAATCTCCTTTCGGCCATAGAAAGTCAGGCGCGGGAGTGCGCCCACAACACCGCGGCCTTCGCCGTGGAACTGGATTTACGCTTTGAGCGCCTCAAGGCGCTTTTGGTTGGCCACTGCGCGACGCATTCCGTTCACCGTCGCTTCGTAGCTTTGCACCTTATCGGCCATACCGAGCGTCACGGCGGCGGCGCCGACCGCCACTCCACCTTGCCGGAAGTCGCTCTTGACCTTGGCGACGGTCACCTTGCGGCCACGCGCTACATCAGCGATAAACTGCGCCTCGATCGCATCAAGCATGGCGACAATCTCAGCGCGGCCGTCCTCGCTCTCCGGATCGGGGCGCTTGTTCGGCGCATTCGACGATACGATCTCGATTCGGACATCGCCGTCGGCATCCGGTTCTTTCTGTTTTGGAACTGCGGCGACGACGCCGATCGACCCGACCAAGCTGGTGCGATCCATCACGATCTCGGCCGCCGCGCTCGCGATCCAATAACCAGCCGACGCCGCCGTCCCGGCGACATAGGCAATCGTCATCTTCCGCTTCGCACCCGCCGCAACCGCATCTGCAAAGGCGTTGATGCCGGACACCGCACCACCGGGCGTATCCATCAGCAGCAAGATAGCGCCGACGTCCTTGTTTTCGATTGCGGTACGATAGTCGTTCTGCAGCATGGTGATCGACGTCGCGCCGCTCATTTCCGTCATCATGTTGGCGCGCGGAAAGATCGGCCCCGTGATCGGAATGATTGCGACGCCATCGATGACGAAAGCGCGTTGCGTGCCAGCAAGGCGCTGCGCACCCGGTCCCGCCATCAGTGCATAATCGCGCTTGACGAAATCCGGCTCACCCTTCGATGCGTCCGGCAGATCGTGCCGCGCGATGATGCCGGCAATCATTTGCAATGCATCGGGAGTGATCGCCCACGGTTCTGCCGTGAGCGCATGGAGGGCGCGGCTCATGATGGGAATCCCCAGTTGGAGTGTTAGGCTGTTGCCCGACAGGCGATCTCGTCGCCAGTGAGAACCGATACATCCACATCGGCGCCCAAGATCATTGCCTTCACTCCATCGGGCAGCAAAGGCTTGATCTGTCGTTGACAGGCGGCAACATGCTCGGGCGACAACCAGCGATTGAATTTCAGAACGACAACATCGCCCGGGCGGCACCCAAGCTTTGCGATCTGGTATTCCGCGGCGTCGCTCATTTTCCAGTCCTCAGTTGAGGTAAAGCGGCTCACCTTTGGGTCCAAGGACGGACGCAAGACGCGGCGGGCGGTGGCACCCATTCAGCTTCGATGGGTTGAACGACCGGAACATCCCCGCCGGCGCACTCCATTTCACTTCGCCCGGCAGCCAATCCGCAGTAGCGGCCTTGTCACGCTGCGGAGCATCGTCCTTCATCGGATCTTCGCCAGCGGGCACCATATTGAGTGGAACGAGATATTCGTCACCCTCAGGGCCGATCTTGTTCTCGTTCTCGCGCTCGAGCACCTTGTTGACCGACAACCATCCCCACTGTCGTCCGATCGCATAAGCGCGGTAGCGCGAGAGCAGGTCGCCGCGCATCAGACCTTCGAGGTTGTGCTCGACCTTGTAGATCTCTCGTTCGGCAGGAGTCAGGCACGTGACCGTAATCGCGGATTCAATCGACTTCGCCAGCGACGAGAGCGGGCCCGTTACATAGTCGATCGACTGATGTTCGATGTTGTTGTTGGTCGCACGCTCCAGTAGCCCGATCTTGTGTGGCGGCGTGCGATACATCGTACACGCCAGTTCCGCTCCGAGCTTGCGCGTCTCGACCAACTGCGTCTTGCTGGGATCGAACGACGTCTCGCGCATCTTCATGCCGAGCTCGAGGATCGCCACTTTCCACTTGTTGTCGATGCCGCCGTATACACGCTCGATACCGGCTCGGATACGTTGCGCGACGGCGTCGTTCGGCAACGCCTTATCGTATTCCAGAATCATCGACGGCTGTGCGCCGTTGGCGAAGAACAGTGCCGCAAAGCGCTCAGCCGCCAACATCAATGCGACGGTTTCCTTGTTCTGCATGATCGGCGAGGTGCCGATGATGCCGCCGTTCTCTGCGTAATCATTGCAGTCGCGATAGGCGACGTGGATCACGTCCTGCCATGACAGATTGCGCTCGATCCCGGTTCTGCTGGTGATGTCAAAGAACGGCTCGCCGTCGTCGGCCCACCGCATATTACAGCGGCCGGTCTGTATCGGCGTGATCTTCTCGATACGACCAACCTCCGATCGCCACGCGCGCGAATACTGATTGCCGTGCGCCATCACGGCATGCACCAACGCCTTGCGCCACTTGTAGGGCGGCAACCATGGCGCGGGGCCGAACTTCAGCAGCGAATAAAGCGGGTGCTCCGTTGCGGGCTGATAGCCATCAGCCGTGCGTCGCTTGAGGTCGAGTGGGACCTTGGCGATATCCTCCGACTGCACCTGAATGCACCCAGAGATTCCCGGGGCCGTCAACGCGTCGGCTACCGTAACCCGAATACCGGTCGCGGACGCGATGCCGCGCTCCATTCCCTTGAGCCAATCATCGACATAGCGATCCTGCGCATGAATGTCGGGAGCCCCAAGCAATTCTCCGAAGAATCCCATGTCAGCGCGCCCGCCATAGACCGACCAACATCACAATCAGTAGAGCCCCACCGGCAGTCACATAGCCGAGCGGCGGATAGTGCAGCCGCGCGCCATAAGCAAGTAGGACGATCGCGCAAACAATTAGCGCGAAGCGAACAAGATCAAGCCACTGGCTGCGCGCGAAGGTCATCATCAGGCCCATACTGGAAGTTGGTAGTCGGCAGGAAATTGACCCTGGGCTTGCGGATTCAGACTCATCAGATGCGCCGCATTGAACAGCGCCATCAACGGATCGACCTTGCCGAAGCCCGCCTCATCACGTCCGACCCGCATCGCGGTCGGGGTCGGAACGATGATCAGGTTGCCCACACACCAGGTCAGTAGCTGCTGCGCGCCATGGCGGAAGCTGCCGTCGGCAAGCTTGCGTTCGATGGTCTTAATGGCACCCATCAGGGCGATGCCTTGACGAACCGAGTCCAGCGTTTCCGCATCCTGCGTCACGCCGATACCGGCGAGTGCGTCGACAATGGCGCCGATACCGGCCGCATCGACACCGACCTGC